TCGTGATGTCGTATGTGATAGGCTCGTTAGGTACGAAAGAAACTTCTCCGAGGTCTCTTAAGATACCCGTACCACCGATACCAAGCATATCGTCTCCGTCTTTCATAAGGAAATAGAAGACTTTCTTTGATGCGGAAACACCGGGAGCGACTGTAACGCTTGTGACGTTGCCGTGACTTGATGTAGCTGCCGTGTATGTTACGTTGTCTGCTCCAAAGATAGCCTCAAAGACTTTCTTTGTAGTCTCGAGCAACTTACCACTGATAGTTGCACCCTCATCGGAAGATGCAAGTCTTCTGATAGCCTTGCTCCAATCACGGATAGGCTCTGCGTCCTTGTTGAAGTTGACTGTGATGCCGTCACTGTCGATAGCACCGACTTCTGTAAAACCTGTGAGAGTGTCCATAGGACTTGCAGGGATTATAGCCGTGCCGACCTCACCGATGTACATCATTCCAGAATAGCCAATGCCTAAATTTACATCGTTTGATGCCATAGTATTTCTCCTTTACTTAAGATTCTATGTTGAGCGATTCTCTATGTGCCGTTATCGTTGCCGACAAGGTGCATAGTTTTAAGTCAGGTCTCACGGGGTCGCTCCCCCATTGAGCCAGACTGTTTATTTCAACGTGACGGAGTAAGCCGTATTGAGCCTTACACTGTGCCTCAAGAACGCCCTGTGCCTTACGGATAAGGTCAAGTGCTCCGACATCGGTCTCTGCCCTTGCGTCAATCGACACGTTGAAATTATCAATGGTGTTTGCCGTTCCACCGCCCGTCTGTCTTACCCTCAAAATGGGTGTAGGGAAGTTAGGCGGTAAATCGCCTGCAACGACATTGGCAAAGTAAGGAGATAACGCCTTTCTTACTTCGTCCTCAATGTCGATAGGTATTAAGATGTTCATTGATGTAACGCCCTTTCAAGTGCTTTTTCTTCGCTTGCAGCTTTCATCGACTTCTTATCGGTTGCCCTTACAAGACCGACATAACGACCGATATGGCCCATAACCGTTTGACCGACAAATCCGTCACAGTTGCCGTTCTCGTTTGCCTCTGCGGTAATACGCTCGGTGTTCTGCTCAATGACCTGCTTTGTTCCGTCACATTGAAACAACGCTCGCATACCCTCATTGGAAAACTCGATCTTTGTCAATCCTGATTTAGCCATTGTAACGCCTCAAATTAACTGCGATATGGTCTAACCGACACGCAGTAGGTTGAACTCTTACGTCTCCGTCTATCTCGTATATCAGGCCGTTAAACTCTATTCTGTCCCCTGCCTCAATATCGGCATCGGACGGAGCATAGAGCGTATAAAGGTCAGATATGCCAAGCACACGCCCGTCTGTTGACAGTGACGTGCTCGCAGGTTGCATCGAGCACCCGTCTATTTCTTCATAATCGGGTGCGACACTCCAATCGGGGACTGTCTTGCCTCTGGATTCGGTCGTTTTCGGTCTTAACCGAGTAACTACGTCTTTGCAGAATGACGGCAACATATCAACACCCCCTCTTACGGGTCGGCATTAGATCAATGGTGTCTATCTTCTGTCTCAAGAGACCAAGAGCCTTGAGGTCTGATTTCCACAACTTGATTGCTCCCGAGGCGTTCGGCAATGTGTAAGACTGTGATACGTTGCCTGCGGATTCCGAGTAGGTTGTTGCCGGTAACTGATTACTCGGGGTATTTAATTCCCTCATAACCACGTCACACACAACGCCCTTTACGACCTCTGCAAGTGCTCGATAGTCATACATTACTAATATCTCGCCCGAGGGTGCAGAATCGAACGTGAGAGCCTTTTCCGATATGGTATAGCCGTCTGCAAGGTAAACACCATTGACAGTGATTGCGACTGTACCCTGCGGAATGTACGAAAGTGCGTATTCCGTTTCTTGTCCGTTGCCGTTCAGAATGTCAACGATAGGGACTAACTCGGATTTGAGTATCATATCGTCGTAGTTCCTGCCCGTCTTTACTGCCTCGTAGCGGATAAGAGAACAGACGATAGGTATAAGCCTCTTTGCTCTGTTCTGCTCGTCAAATGTCAAGGGTCGCTTTAGCTGATTGATGTCGTTTACTGTTGCATAATCTGACATTTTCTTGCCCTCTTACTTTGTTGTTTTCTTTGCGGTCTTTCTCGTCTTCTTGACGGGTTTGACTTCTTCCTCGACGGGTTCATCGAGAACAACGGGAGCAGGTTTTTCAACCTTGCCCCCGTCTAAAAGTTCCCAATTCTTACCGCTAATCTTGGACGGCACGTCAATGACCGCTCCCGTCTTCACGTTGCGGTACTTCATATCAAGAACCGGAAGATGCAGTTTCGATTCTTGCGAATGCCTTGCCGTCAAGGATTGCCCAACCAAGCCAAGCCTCTGCACGGAGATAGACCTGATTGTGTCCCTTGAGGTCGCCTGCCTCGGAGTTGTCAGGGTTACCATACTCGATTACCTCGAAATTGATCTTGTCTGCATAACCCCACTTGAAAGCGTTAGCGAAATCGCCTGCATAAGCATACTCGCCGTCAACGAAAGATACTGTACTGTTGATGTCAACAGGTACGCCCTTGATAGATGTAGCCTTTGCACCCCAACCGAGTTCGGGATACTGTGCAACGCCATTGACCTTGAGAGATGCGAGAGCAGCTGCGAAAGCCTTGGACATAGCAACGCCGTTCATATCGTAGTCACCGATAGATGCTACTGCACTTGCGATGTTGCCCTCGGGGTCTGCGGAGTTGTATGTTACGGAAGTAACATCGTCGTTTGTGTCGAAAGAGTTAGCACCGATGAGAGTTGTAGCGATAACGCCTGTCTTCGGGTTAACTCCGTGCATAGCCATAATGTCAAGACCACGAGCGAGTTTCTTTTCAAAACCCTCGTTGAATGCCTTGAGGTATTCGATCTTCTTCTCGTCAGAGCAACGAATGAACTCGTCAGATACACGAGCACCATACTCGATCTTACGAGGTACGATCTTAACGATGTCCTTGCCGTTTGTGTGAGCTGCCTTTGCCTCACCCTCACCAACGAGATTAGCCTCTCCGTCGAAAGAGAAGACCATAACGTCTGTACCGCTAAATGCGATAGGTGTCATACCGCAGAGATTAGCGATTGCGGAGTGTCCCTTTGCTCCTACGAATACTTCCTTTACCATTTCGGCAGGGAAATTAGCTGATGTAAATGCCATTTTGTTTTTCTCCTTTGCATTTAAGATTTTTGTATACTATTGAGAATCTGCTTGTAGTTACTGTCTGCGGTATTCTCATTAGCCTCTGGGTTTTTAGTCGGTAGCACGACTGTCTGTCCCGTTCCGACCAACTTTTTCAAGGATTCCGCATCTGCTCTTATAGACTTTTCGTCTTCACCGCTTATGCGACCAATCCATTCATAGGAAAGTCCGACCTCGTGAGCAATCCTGCTTTTTAACGATGCAGTCTCGTATGATTTGTTCTTTGCCGTAAGGTCTTTGATAAGTGCCTCGTCTCCCTCGTGAGCCTTTTTGTAGTCATCAAAAGCCTTGTTTGATTCTGCGAGAGCCTTTGCGTGTTCTTCGGGTGAGATATAACCCTCAAAACGCTTTTCTGTGCTCTCACGCTCTCTCTTAAGCCTGTCTTTGATGATGTTGTTAAGTTCTTCTTGAGTTTCGATAGGCTTGAATGCGTTCTCTCCTAAATCTGCCATTGTTTTATCCTTTCTCCCGATTTCCCGTTCGGTAACGTAATTTATCAGTAACTTACACTCTGCTTTTTGACTTCCTTGAAGTTGTTGCAGAGGTGAGTTGCCAGTACAGTTGCCTCTATCAGAGCGACCTCTATATCGTCATCAAGAGTTTTATATCCATAACCGCCACCCTTACCGATTGCCCTGTGTTGACAATTAGTAACGCTCTGTCTCAAGGCAGGTTGCCCACTGTGACAGATTGACTTGTTTGCGATAGCGGTCTCGAAATCAGACGATGCCTGCACAACTTCTTTAGTGACTGCCTCTTTGACACCTTTTAACTTCTG